AATTTGGGACAGTTGCGGACAGACCTTGAACGCTATTATTCACCCGTTCGTGCTGACATGATTGCCGTCACAGAGACAACCAGAGCAGCGGTAGAAGGTGAACGTGCGCTGGTTGAGGCGCTGCAGAAGGAAAGTGGTATCAGAATGGTGCCAACCTGGATAACAAAGAATGATGAACGTGTATGTCCTATTTGCGGACCTAAACATGGCAAAGAGATAACGGATAACGTGTTTCCCCCAGCGCACCCACGTTGCCGTTGTTCTGTTGGTTGGGACTTTGCGAAGGATAACCGATGACAACCATTCGCATTGAGGGAACAGAAGAATTAATCAAGCGCATTGATAGCCTTGCCAAGCTCAATAAGGTCAAGGCGGCGATTCGCGCTGGCGCTATTTCGTTTGGCAAGGAAATGAAATTATCTTATCCGCCTGTGTCACGTCGTCCCAATCCAATGTTGAGGGGTAACAGTGACAAAGCAAGGCGAATGAGAGCAGGCTTTTTCTATCACCTGAATCATGGCGAGATTGAAGTTCCTTATAACAGAGGTTCTTCACCACAAAGTAAAGACTTACAAAATTCGTGGACAACACGAGCTGAGAATAATGGGTTTAGGGCAATAGTTGGTACAAGTGTAAGTTATGCACGGCTTGTGCAGGATAGCGCAAAACAAACAGCCTATCATAAGAAAACAGGATGGCCAACCACAGACGATGTTGTAGCACAACATGGACAAAGAATAATTGGCGATATTGAACAGGCATTACAGCGTGAGGTGAATAATGGATAAGATGAGAATAAAGATACAAACGCCTTCAGGAACGACAGAGCGTGATTCTAAGGCAGAAAAACGACTAAAAGGGGATAGTGACTATCTATCCGTTGGCTGGCGTGTTCTGGGCGTTCCTTTTGGTGGGCCTATCAAGGGACGTGACCTTGACGGTGAAGCCTTCCATGAGGATACAGATATTTTCCTGAAGACCGGTGACCAGGTGAATATGACATACTATCACGGATTTGGTCCTGATGATCCAGAGGCAAGGCAGGAAAAGCCTGTCATTATTGGCAGGGCAACGTACACGGGCAAAGATGACAGAGGGCATTGGTTTGAGCCTATGTTCGACATGGATGAACCTTTAGCGCAACGTGTGGTAAGCGCAGGACCAGAGAACGTGAAGGCGTCAAGCGGTGCAGTTAGTCACCTTGTAAGAATGGGCAAGGGGGGCTTAATTGACGTGTGGCCTGTGGGTGAACTGGCATTATTTGATGTGAACGAATGGCGATTACCGGCGAATGATTACGCCGTTATCGAAGCGAAAGCTGAGGATGTCACGGAGGCTGTCCCGGAGGCTGTTAGCGCAGCGGTGGAAGCGGTTGATGAATCAGTGGACGCACAAAAAATAAACACAACTATTATTCCTGAGGAGGAATTAGACATGACTGACGAAGTCAAGAAAGACGTACAAGAGGTGCAGCCTACTGAACAGGTTGACCTCACCCCGATACTGGATGAAATGAAATCCATGCGATCGGTTATTGACGAGCTGAAAGCAGCTCAACCTGGCAAGGAAAAAGGGCAGCCAACAGTGGAAGCCCCTGCGGTTATTGACCATATTGGTGAGCCTGATTATACAAAGGCGTTCTATCACTACCTGCGGACCGGAGAATCATCTGACCTTCGCAAAGCGAAAGCAGCCTTGCAGGAAGGGACGACCACAGAAGGCGGTTACTTGGTTCCTGATGATGAGTATGGTTCAATCATCGCTAAGCGTGATGAGGAATCCATTATTTCACGTCTGGGCTTGCTGCGGGTTACAACTGACCGCGACAAGTTCAACTTCCCGACTGAGAATGCCAGTATGACTAAGTTCACTATCGTGGCTGAGGAAGGCGCTATCACGGCAGCCGAGAATGAACCGACCTTCGCACAGGTGGCGGTGACCCTTTACAATTTCAAGAAGCTCATCAAAGTATCAGAAGAGCTTTTGGAAGACGAGAACAGCAACCTTGAAGCATTCTTGACGAATGCGATAGGACGTGCGCTTGCAGATACTGAAAACTACTATGCCTTGATTGGTGCTGGTTCAACTGAGCCACAAGGCGCATTTGTTGGTGGCACCGCAGGCTTGACGCTTGACAGCGCAACCGCTATTGGCGCAGGCGAGATTCCAGAATTGATGGGCAAACTTGGCACGCCGTACCACAACGGCGCAGCTATGGTTATGGATCCGGCAACCTGGTTCTATCTGAAAGGCTTGACCGGCAACCAGTTCATTTTCACTGATGGTGTAGCCCGCCTGAGTGGTACAGTTGACGGGCCAACTCTTGACGGCTTCCCTGTGGTATTGAACAGCAATGTGGCTGGCATTGGAAGCGGCAATAAGTCCCTGTTGTTCGGCAATTTCGATTACATGGGCTTTGTAACCAACCGAGGCGTGCGGGTTCGCCGGCTTGTTGAGCTTTATGCCGGTAACGGGCAAGTTGGTATCCTGGCTAATTATCGCTTTGGATGCGCAGTACTCCAGGCAGAAGCCTTCCAGTATGCAACACACCCAACAGCATAGGGTGATTAACTAACTAACGAGGTAGAGGCGCCGTGAAGAACATTACGGAATTGAAGAACATACACGAAGGCTACGATATTTATATTGTGGCTGCCGGCGCCTCTGCTGGTTATATTGACCCGTCCTTTTTCGATAACAAGATCACCATTGGCGTGAATCAGGTTTATAAACGATTCCCGAATGTGGATTACGTTGTTCGAAAAGAAGCAGTCTGGAATGACGCGGCACTTGAAGCGGCGAAGTCCTTTGGTTTCAAGCTGATAACCAGCAAACATTCATGTGGGACATTGAGCTACCCGAAAAACGAGGGTGCGGATTATATCTTTGAGCACCCTGACAACAAGCTGAAGGCCATTGACCTTAGCGTGGTTGGCACAGATAAGATCGTTGTGTCCTATTCAACAATCACAAGCGCAATTCACATTGCGGCTTACATGGGAGCGGCGAACATCATTATCGTTGGGCATGACTGTGGATTACTTGACGGAGCGACTAACTTTCCAGGCTATAATGCTCCCATTGCTAGTATGAGCTTTTATCGCAACTTCTTAACTGAGATTGAACCGCAAACGCTGGCACTTCGTGACAGGCTAAAAGAAGTTCACGGATGCAATGTATACAGCCTGAATCCGTTTATTAACTTCGGTTTGGAAGGGCATGAGTATTACAGATGAAAATTCTATTGTACTGCCCCACTTATGCGAAGGATGACGGAGAATTAGCCTTACGCCATGAAACACAGGAAAGCATCAATAATCTGATCATCCCTGAGGGCGTGGAAGTTGATATTGAAATTGATGCCTATAATCCGCTTCCGATTACGGGTATATCGAAAACAGACCACGAGAACACGTTGCTGAAATATCGCAAGGCAAGACAAAATATGCTTGCAAACGGCTATGATGCGATTCTTTTTATTGAGCATGATATGATTGTCCCTGAAGATGCCTTGGTAAAGATGCTGAATACGGATGCAGATGTTGTATATGGTTTGTATATGTTTAGGCATGTAAAACCGATATTGAACTGCCTGCGGGCTGTCAAGGCGCGCTGGGTAGATATGAGCCTGACATTCTTTCCCGAACTAAGGGCAAAGGGGATTAAGCAGGGATGGATCGAGTGTTCTGGTGCTGGCTTTGGATGCACATTGATACACAAACGGGTATTAGAACAGATAGATTTTACAAGGGCAGAGAACGGCGGACATCCTTGTCCTGATATGCCCTTTGCTAACGAGTGTTTACGACATGGATTTAAACAGATATGCCGATTCGATGTTCCCTGCGGACATATAAAATCGGACGGCAAAGTATTATGGCCGTTCCAGGAAGGAGGTAAGAACATGGCAAGTGTCAAGATTTATGTATATCGAACTTTCAATGCAAACATTGACGGCAAGACACAACACTTTCAAGAAGGTGAAGAATCTGAAATACCAGAAGAATATGCAAACGACTTTGTACGGGCTGGGTTCATCGCTATTCGCAAAGAGCCTGCAGTGAAGGTTGTGCGCAAACCTAAAAGCAAACCAACAAAGGCGGTGAAATAATGGCATATATCACCATCGCAGAACTAAAAGACTATTTAGGTATAAGCACCGACACGGATGACAGCATTCTGACATCGCTTATTCAACGGGCGCAGGGTGTCATTGAGGCTTATACAGGGCGCAAGTTCGAGGCGTCCACTGCTACATATTACTTCACAAACCAATCCATAGACGGGAGGTATCTGTATCTCTGGGGTTACGATCTCCTGAGTGTCACAACCCTGACCAACGGTGATGATACGGAGATAACAAGCGCTAACTATCGCCTTGAGCCTCGTAACGACACACCCAAATGGGCAATCCGGCTTAATGAGGATACCAGCTGGGAGATAGGCGGCAATGACAGCGAGATTAGTGTCGCTGGCACATGGGGCTTTTCTACGACCCCACCTGACGACATCAAACACGCCTGTACTCGCCTTGCCACTTTTCTTTACAGACAGAAAGATACCAGCGCTGACATTGACCGTCCCATGATAACCGGGGATGGCGTGACAATCATGCCTTCGTCAATACCGGCTGATGTAAAGTCTATTCTGGACAATTATAAAAGGCGGATTGCATGAGCCAAATAACTGATATTTACACGGCGCTTGAGGCGATAACCGTCACCACCACGAGCGGCAAGACGCCAAAGGTTTACAATCTTGAGGATTTACCTAAGAATGCAGATACGGCCCGTTTACCGGCACGCTTGCTGCTTCCCGTTGGCAACAATCCAGGGGAAGGGCGAGAATGCCAGTTTATTCAGGTTGGCACATCCATGACCGTGACCTGGCAGATAGCAGATCTGATGCTGTGGCAGGCAAGCGAACAGGGGATTGGTTTACCAGAATTTGCACCTGAATTGGTGGATTATGCCGGAAAGTATCTTGACGCGATGCGTACCTTCAAATGCCCGTCAAGCAACAGCGCACTAGAAAGGGTGACTGTCACGCCTGGCATTTACGAATGGCCGTCAATGAGCGGTAAGTATTACAGCGGCGTCTTGTGTCAATTAGAGATATTGGAGCACTTACATGGATAAATATATTTATAAGGGCAGCGGCTATTTTGCCGGATTGCCTGCGAGGGATATGACAGAGGATGAATGGGAGTCTTATCCTGAAAAACTAACGAAACCAGCCTTGAAACAAGGCTTATACAAACTATCAAAACCAAAACCTATTAAAGAGGTGAAAGATGCTTAATGTACATAATGTTTTACAACGGGCTAAGCAAACCGCTTTCACTATGGCAAACGCGACAGCAACGGCTAAACTGCAAAGTGTATCTAGCTTTGCGCTAACGCCTGAGCATGAAACCAGGGCGCTTGACCAGCTGAGAGGCACGCTAGCCCCAACCCACCAAACCGTATTAGACCGTTACGCGAGTAATGCGACCTTTGAAGTTCCCGATGAAACCTATGAGGATATTAATTACTGGCTTGAGTCGCTTTTCAGCGCAGCCACACCTGGCGGAACTGGGCCTTACACACGGGCTTATGCTGCACCCCTGACCGCTGAAGCCACGCCGGACTTCATGACCCTTCAATGGGGACAGACAGACGAAGTTTGGCAAATGCAGGATGCAAGCCTTACAACACTGACGCTTTCAGGATCCAATAATTCAGGTGTTCAGGTAGGCGGATCGCTTATCGGCGGCAAGGTGATTGCCGGAACGCTGGCAAGCCTTTCGGACCGAACGGGATTGACAAGAATTGCCGGATGCGATGCGGCCCTGTATATTGATGCATGGGGTGGCACGATGGGCACAACTGCTATTGCCAGTTCTTCTTTTAGCTGGGAATTGACAATCAATGCCAACCGTCAATATCGAGAGTATTTGGGCGATTGCACACCGACTGCATGGCACGACCAGAAGTGGAACGGGCAATTGCGGCTATCGCTGGAATTGAATAACACCACTGACGATTATCTGATTGCGATGTTAGCAGCCACTAACGCGATTCTTGAGAAGCAAATTGAAATCAAGTACTCGCCGGACGCTAACGACATTCTACAAATTCAATTCGCAGGGCATACCATGTCAGCACCGCAGCTGTTTCAGGATAGAAACGGCGTGATGACCTATGACCTGGTTTTCGATGGTGTATACAATCCAACATTTGGCAACTGGCTGAAGATTAACACCACAAGTGGAATTGCTACATTAGTTTAGTGGAAAGGAACAACATGCCTGAATATACACATGAGAAGTTCGGAAAGTGTGAATTGGCAGAGATAACACAGAAACAAAGTGTGGAGTATGCCAAGTTGATGAATAAGAATCCTGATATGTCGATGTTTGAGTACCGAGGCGAATCGGTGAAGGCAGCGATAAAGCTTGGGTTGTTAATTGATCCCGTACTTACTGAAGATGATGTTGACAATGCAAGCCCTGGATACATTCGCTGGCTATCTGATAAATGCATTGCAGATATGATTGCAGAGGCAAACAATATCGACCCTTTATCCTCATCGCCTCCGCAGACTACGCAAGAGGCGAAATAGCGCATCCGCCTGAGTTACTTGAGCTTGGCTTTCAAGTCGAACAGTATGGCGCCTTACCTACTGCCGGTGGGCTTTACGACCAGCCGGCTGGACTGATGCAGAAGCTGCGCATGGTGATGAATGTTTATCATGCACACAGGCAATACTATAAGAACGGCAATAAGCCAGGTGAAGCGGCGAAATGGAAACAAGAACATGAAGACCTTTACGACATCGTTTTGGATATAAACGAATTGCGAGAGCAAAATGGCTGATGCAAGATTAAGAATAGTAATCGATGCCCTGAATAAAGCTGGCGATGACCTTGGCAAGCTAAAAAAGGACTTACAGGGAGTAGACAAGGAAGCTGGTAGGGCCGAGAAGTCTACCGACAAGTTTGGGGGCGGCATACAATCCATGATGGGCAAGGTTGCCATTGCCACAGCTGCCGTCGCGGCTGTGAGTGCGGCGCTAAAACAAGTCTATCAAACAGCCCGTGAGGGTGCCGACTTGCTTTATGTTGAGGATAGATTCAACAACCTGACAACGGCAATCGGCACGACTTCTGATGCCCTGATGAATGACCTGCGAGTCGCTACAAGGGGCTTGAAGTCGGATTCTGAATTGATGCAAGGTGCTATGGACTTTATGTCGCTTGGCTTGGCGAAGTCGCATGATGAAGTGGTAAGGCTGACAAGTGTGGCTGGCGCTCTCGGCATGAACATGAACCAGTTGGTTCTTACCTTGACAAACCAGACGACCATGCGCTTTGATGCTTTGGGCGTGAGCGTGGATGGATTTGATGAGAAGGTGAAAGCGCTTGAGGCAAGTGGATTATCAGCTGAAGAGGCTTTCAGTGAGGCGTTTTTACAGCAAGCTGAAGAACAAATTGAAAAGGTTGGTCATGCAGCGGACAGTACAAAGGGGTCTTTTGACAGATTAGAAGCTGGCATAAAGACATCCATGGACAATATAAAAAAGGATACTGCAAAAGCTGTAGAACCGATTATTGGATGGCTTGCCGACCTAACCGAAGGAAACAATTCATTCAAAGAGGTAAAACGTCAGGTAGATGAGCTGTATGAGTCGCACCAAATAACAAATACGCAGTGGGATGAGTTACAAAGACTGCTTTACAATACAGCTGGTGGACAAGAGCAGGTACAGTATTTTCTTGAATTATTCCCCGGTGCAGCTGATAGATCGGCACAGGCAGCAGCCAACTATTATGATTATGTAATTTTAGCCGATGAAGCCAACGAAGGTTTGGTTGATTCAACAGGTAGGCTTGAAGGCGTTACCCTTGATGCTGCCTTAGCGATGCAATCCTATACCGAGAAGTTGCTTTTCAAGATGGCAAGCGAGGGACTGGGTGCTGATGAGGCATTAGCATTAGCTGAAGCGATGGGGCTTGTGGATGAAAATACCATGTTTGCTGCTTCCCAGATGGATTTACTAAGACAGCGATATGATAACGGGCTTATATCTGCAGAGCAATATCGTGATGCCGTTGTTGCGCTTGGTGGAGAGATTGACGGACTACATGATAAGACAGTAACGGTAACGACGGTCTTGAATGACCCTGCTGGAATAAAGGGTTGGAAGCTGACAGACCAGAAGGCTACCTATACGGTTCGCACGGTGCGGACTGAGACAACTGATGAGCAGCGACCCACAGGTGGTCCAGTATCTGCAAATAACCCGTATATATGGCAGGAGTACGGCTATCGAGGCGAGGTGCTCGTGCCTTCGCAAAATGGGTATGTGCTGTCCAGGGCGGATGCGAAACGGATATTGCAGGAGTCTGGCAAGAGCGGTGGCGGTACAGTGAATTACTTTACTTTGAACATGCCAACCAGCAACAACCCTTCTGATGTGGCAATGGCGTTCGATATGTTACGGGCTTACGGGAGCTAATAGATGACACCACCTAATTTAGAGAATCATAAATTTTATATTATAGTCCCGCAGGAAGCAACCAATTACTTTCCAAACCCAAGATTTGACGGCCCGGACTATGGCGAAGACCTGACCGTCTATGGTATAGGCTATTCAATTGCTGCGGTTGCAACCGAACAAAGGCGTGGTGCTCATGCCATTAAGATTACGCCTGCCGCTTCCGCGACTGGGGGTGTTTATTATACAGGTTTTTCGGTTGTGAATGGCACTTCTTATACCTTCTCATGCGATGTGAAGGGCGTGGAAGGTGAAACCTATACAATCAGCATTCGCGACGGTGCAGGATATATTGAAGCGTTCATTTCCTTTGTAGCAACGGGTTACTGGCAGAGAAAAGAAGTGACCGCAATTGCCGATGAAACGGTAGCAACATGGAAAATATATCTATCACGAGATGGTGGCGAAACCAGCACGGCTGTATTCTACACGGACGGTTGGCAATTTGAGGACGGTGACAAGGCAACTACCTTTATACACGGGTATGAGGGTGAAGGCTATTACTGGGAAGGTAGAGCACGAAATAGTAACAGCGTGAGATTGCCTACGACTGGCATGGGTGGGAAAATACTGGATATAAGCGATTATGCCACTGTTGCGGGCATTTACGGGCTTGGCATGGGTAACTTTGAGCAGATTATGACCCCTATGGCAAATGGTGGTGATCTGTACCAGCAGATGATTCGTAAGCCGAGAATGTTCAGCTTGCAGCTGCATTATACAGGTTCAATGAATGACATAACAGCCAAGCGCAACGTTATCATGGACGCCGTTAGACCTGATATTCTACCAGGTAAGGAAATGAAAATCAGATATCAAGGATTTGATAGCAACGGTGACGAGGCTACAAACCCAGTCGATATTATCTGCGTTCCGCAATCCTCACATACCGACCCTGCTCAAGAATGTGCCTTCAATGAGGACACGCTTGTATTCACCATCCCTTCAGGATTACTTGAAGGTGCTTTCGATGAAGGCGGTGCACTTTCCCTTTATGAAGAGATTGCCGTAGAAGGTATTGTCATGCGTGACAATGAGGGCAATTGGAACAATATGGATGGGGGAATTGATAATGGGCTTGTTTATTGTATGGCAGAAGCACCAAACGGTGATATTTATGTAGGCGGAACATTTACTTCTGTAAACGGCGTTGCAAATACTGCCTACCTTGCAAAGTGGGATGGCTCTAATTGGAGTACGGTGACGGGGACGGACACATTAAACGCCAATGTATTGTCCTTGTGTTTTGATGCAGATGGAAATTTGTATATTGGCGGGGCGTTTTCAAACTTAGGCGATGCGAATGGTGATTACATTGTTAAGTGGGACGGAAGTTCTTTGTCATCTCTTGGGACGGGGATGAACAATTCAGTTTGGGCGTTAGCGATTGACCCTGACACCGGATATTTATATGCTGGAGGTATCTTTACGCTTGCGGGTGGTGTTGCTGGCACAGCCCTTATTGCCTACTGGGATGGGACGGCATGGAATCCGTTAAATACAGGATTAGGCACATTAACTAAATATGTTCAAACATTAAAGTTTGGTCCTGACGGGAATTTGTATATCGGCGGTAGCTTTACTGATACCGCCTATCCTTATATTTGTTATTGGGATGGGAGTTCGTTCAACCCTGTTGGTACAGCAGGTGATATAAATGGCACTGTTCAGGCGATAGAATTTAATAATACTGGAGAATTAATAGTTAGTGGATTATTTACAAATGTCGCAAGTATTGCAGATGCTGATTACATTGCTAAATTCAATGGAACATCTTGGTTTCCTATCGGAACAGGATTAAATAACGGTGGATATGGGATATTTATTGACGATAATAACGATTTATATATTGGAGGTCAGTTCACTGTTGCTGGCGGGCTTACTTTGTCTGATAGGGTTGCCGTTTATTCTAATGGTTCTTGGCGAATGTTGGATATTGACCTTCCAGGATCAGATGCCATTCAGTCTATTCTCATTGACTCCCGTGACAACCTTTACATCGGCGGTAACTTCTCATCCACAGCCCACGGCAACGCAGTCACTTCAAAGGTTGCGGCGAATGTTGAAAATTACAGCGGTTCGGCTAACGGCTATCCATTCATTCAGATAACAGGACCGGGCGTCCTACAGACAATCGTGAACTGGTCTTCAAAGAAGGCAATCAAATTCAACGGCTTGACTTTGCAAGCCGGCGAGTGGCTGAACCTGATACTTGACCCGCATAATGTCAAAGTTGTAAGCGGCTGGCGTGGAAACTGCTTGAAGTATATCATTCCAGGGAGCGACATTGCTAACTTCTATCTGACACCTTCACAGGTATTCAAGGATGGGCAGGCAGGACAAAATAATATCGGCGTATTGATGCCTTCGGGGACAACATCAAACAGCGCAGGCTTCATCTGTTGGCGTCCTAAATATTGGAGCATCGAAGGGGCAAAATATGAGTAAATATGAAGTCCACTGGTATTCTGACACCGGAAATCGTAAGCACATTATAACCAGCTTTCATAGGCTGGAGTATGTCAGGGTAGAAAATGACTATGGCGCATCTATATTGACTTTGCCTTTGGGTTCTTGGAAGTGGGAAGATTTTCACGAGGATGACATTCTCGAAATCTGGCGTGGTAAGGGCGGCAGTATTCAACTTCAAAATCAGACTGCTTATTTTGTCAGAGATTGGCGATTTTATACCGACTCCAGCGGCAAGGACTTTGCAGAGATATTAGCTTATGATGCCAATTACTTACTTGATGGGGCGATTGTAAACTTTGCCGCAGAGAGCGCACAAGCGGCTAAAACAGATTATGCAGATGACATGATCAAAGAAGTGGTAACTGAAAATCTTGTGTCACGGGGATTAGGCAAGATAACCGTAGCAAGCGACCTTTCAGCAGCCGCCTCGTTTACAAAGCACTTCGCTTGGCGAAACGTATTAACCGTATGCAAGGAGATTGCAGAGCAGGCTAACCAGAACGGCGATTACCTGGTGTTCGATGTGGTACGCACCAATCCATGTACTTTTCAGTTGCAGACCTTCACAGGGCAACGGGGACAAGACCACAGTCGTGGCAATAATGACCCTAAGATAGTAAGCAGAGCAACTGGAAATTTACTTGAGGCGAGTTTTAGCGAATCGCATAGCAGAGAGCGGAATTATATTATCGTTGGCGGACAGGGTGAAGCATCCGCAAGGACAATCGTGTATCGCTCTGATGCTGGAAGGATGGCGTCAAGTGCCTGGAATCGGCGTGAATTGTTTGCGGATGGCAGAAACGCCACAACAACGGCGGCGCTCAATTCGATTGGTGATGCTAAACTTGACGAGTACCGACCAAAACAGGTGATGACCGGCAAGATTACAGATACCGAAGGGATGAAGTTTAACATTCATTACGGATTTGGGGATTTGCTTACTGCCGAGGCTTTTGGCTTTGCGGTGGATTGTCATGTGTCAAGTGTCAAGGTCAAAGCAGATCAGAACGGAGAACGCATTGACATTCGGCTAAGAGGTGAACTATGAGCGACCAGATATTTGAGAGATTAGTCGCTGAAATTGAAGACCTGAAACGCAAGGTTGAGCAATTGAGTACGGTTGAAGGTGGTAAACTCGTTCCCCTTACCACCCCCCTGACATCAACTGCATGGGATGGTGATAGCTTCAGCACGACGGCAAAGACGTTAATAGACTTATCGGCGGTGTTTGGTGTGCCTGCTGGAGTAAAAGCAGTTGATGTGCTGGTTGCTATCAGGGATTCAGGTAGCGCAGCGACCTGGTGCTATTTTATTCTTGGACCTACTAATACAGCATTAATGGGGAAAATAGCAAACTGTATTCCCGTTAATGATAGATGGGGATATTCAAGTTTTACTGTTCCCTGTGATGCTAATGGTGATATTTATTACCAATTGGGAGCATCAGGAGCTGGCACAATGGATGTGATAATTCAAATCTGGGGCTATTCTCTCTAGAAAGCGAGGATAATTATGGCTATCGAGGAAACAAAACACGCATTTGGAATTGACATTAGCAGATATAATTATTCTGCAGACGGCACTAAGAAACCGGACTTTGAAAAGGTGAATACCACCTGTGATTTCGTGGCAGTTAGAGCTGGAATTTCATGGGGCTATACCGACCCCTGGTTCAGCTATTCATGGGAACACGTGAAGGGCAACAACAGGCTTGCCTATCATGTGCCTTACTTTGGCGAGAGCGCACAGGCGCAGGTTGACCATTTATTCAAGATTGTTGTTGGTTCAGATTGGACGCATGACAGGCTGGTACTGGATGCCGAATTAGCACACACCAATACCAAGTATAAGATAACGCAGACCACAAATCAAATGCTTGAATTATGCAGACAAAGGACTGGCAGGTATCCGATTATCTACAGCAGGGCAAATTGGGTTGATGCTTATCTTGATGTGAACGCCCTGCCTGATGTGGATTGGTGGCTGGCAAATTATTTATACGCCAGACCCTATCCGCTTTACACGCCTGAAAAGGAACCGCCTCCAGCTATGCCAAAGGGCGTGAGCAGGTGGCTTATCCAGCAAACGGCGGAGAAGTACAGCGGCAAAGAGGTGGGCGTGGCAAGTTACTATGTGGACAGCGACCGTTGGAATGGCGGGATTGATGCGGTGAACAAATACTTTAGCAGGGATGAACAACCCGAACCCGAACCCATGACGCTTGAGGAACGGGTGGAAGACCATGAACGCAGAATTACAGCCTTAGAGGAGGCATAAATGGCAGAACAATTATTTCAAATCGGCAACACTGAGTTTTGGGTGCTGGCAGAGACCGTTGAAGAGCGGATAATCGAAACCTACAAACGTTCACAAGTTGAGGCAGATATTAAAGCAATTCAGGAAACGCTAAAACGCTATCCTGACCCTGATGTGATGCAAACTGATTTAAAAGATTTGATTTGGCTTGTAGATAATTTTGCAGGCGCAACTAAAGAACGCAAAACAAGGGTGAAGGCGATGCTACAATCTATGTGGCAGGCTTATCAAAACGAGCCCAAAATATATGACGCGGCTGAATTGAGAAACAAGTTGGAACGGTTACAAATTCTATTAAAGCAAATGGTGGTGTAGAATGGCAACAATAACAAGTATAGGTTCGGGAAAGTGGTCTAATCCAGCAATTTGGGATGCTGGTGTCCCCGCTGACGGGGATAGCGTGGTCATTGCAAGCGGACATGTTGTGACTTTTGATTACGATATGAGTGCATGGGTTACGGGCATTGATGGCTTAACTATCACAGGAACGCTGAATTTTGAAACGGCGGCTGGCATATATCATTTGATGATGAAAGCGGCTACAACTATCAATGGTGCTGGCACAATGAATGTGGGAACGGAGACGGCACCTATCCCATTTGCGGCGAAACACACGATAACGGGTGGGGATGGCTGGTATATTCAGGGGTCAGGTGGCTTGACAATGACCGTGTATGGTGCAGAACCAACCTATACCCATATAAAGCTATCTGCTGATGAAGCGGCTGGACAGACGATTCTGTCGGTTGATACTAATGTGATGGGTGATATTTGGGCGGATGGAGATACAATCCGGATTGATGACATTAATCAGGCTAAAGATTCAGAAGAGCGCACAATTGCGGCTGGTGGAATTGCGGCTGGCGAAATAACAATAACGGCGGGATTAACGGCGGCAAAGTTAACAGGTGCGATTGTCAGTCTTATTACCCGTAATGTGAAATTCATTGGCGTTGGGGCGTCAGGTTATGTGGCGCAAAATTTCACCAGTGAGAATCTTACAGTTGATAGCGGTCAATGGACTACTGCCAATTACAGGGTGTTTAATAATTGTACCGATATAGTCATCTCTGGCGGCACGTTCAGCGGGAATAATAGTGTGTTATACTCTTGCAATGCTTCATCTGTCTCTGGCGGGATATTCAGCGGGAATGCCTATGGGCTATATAATTGTGGTGGTATTTCTATCTCTGGCGCCACGTTCATTAGAAATTCCAATGGATTACAGCTGTCTACTAGTATCGTTATTTTAAGTGCCATATTTACTGAAAATGTCAGTGCAATACGTGAGTCATCCGTTTTTGAAATTAAGGGGGCGACTTTTACATCAAATACCTACGATATGCGAGAATCTGTTTTCAGCGGATACAATATTGCATTAACATCATCGCCGGAAAATATAACTTACTCAGCATATCCCAAAGAGATTTACTCATATATTATAGATAATGGCGAAGTGCAGGGTGCATATAAAGCCTGGACTAAAGGCGGCGTAACGACTCTGCAATCTACTGTCTATCCGACTGGACTTACCGAGTCTTATAATATCGTTCTTGAGGATGCGGATAACGAAGGCTATTTCCAAAAAGAATTAGTCGTTGGCGCAGGGCAATCCGTCAATTTTGACTTGTATCTACGCAAAGACGGGGCTATGTCCTACCTACCCAGAATACAGTTATTCTTGAAGAAAGAAACCGATCCATTCGCAGGGGGAACACCTGAGCACACTTTCACCATGACAAATAGCGTGGATACATGGGAAAGCGAAACCTACACTTACAGCAACGACGGGACAGAAGACGAAACAATTGTTATCCGTTGTTTAGGTAAAGCGGCAAGCGGGAACGTTTATGGGATGTATGATGCGGAAATCCTGAATATGGATTTGACCGATGTGATAGTGAGATTGACAACCATTGACGGGATTGTAGATGATATTCTGGTAGACACAGGAACAGACATTCCAGCATCTATCACAACCGTGCAGGCTGATCTTGACAATCCTAATCAGTACAAAGCAGATGTAAGCGCATTGGCACTTGAAGCAACCTTAACAGCTATCAAAGGCGCAGGCTGGACGGATGAAGACTTGGTCGCAATCAAGGCGGCGGTGGATTCCGTTAAAACGTGGACAGCAGCGAACATTAGCAGCAGCGTCACAAGCGGTGCTATCACGCAGATTCGTGGGAACACCTGGGACTTTGAAATTCCAGACCTTACGCTTGACAGCAACCTGATTCAACTCGCAATCAAGGAAACAAAACTTGATGCAGATGCGCAGGCTCTGCTGTTGATAGATACGGCAACGGGCTTGCTCTATGTGAACGGTGCGGCGGCTTCAGATGCAACAAAGGCGAGTTTATCCTATGTGGGCACGACCTTGACAGTAACAGTGGACGCATCCATAACGGCGCAGCTGCCAACCGGAAATCACCATTACGGGATTCAATCTGTGACAGCTGCGGGAGTGGTCTCTGAAAGCTATGGCGGCACGTTCACCATAACAGCCGATACAGTCAGAGCAACAGAATAGCACTTTAACAACTAGATAAGGATGATAGATGCCAAACAAGGATACAGTTATCGCGGTTATATCTGACATGCAGGTTGGCAGTACCGTTGCTTTATGCCCACCTAAATGGAATTTACTTGATGGTGGCACGCACAATGCTTCACCAGCACAGATGATAATATACCGACAATGGATACATTCTGCTAAAAAGGTGAACGAGTTGCTTCACGAAGGACGAGGACGAAAACGACTCGTCCTTATTCTTAACGGCGAACCTATTGATAATTATCATCACGGAACGCCGCAGATCATCACCAAAAGACCGCAAGAGCAAATTGACATGGCAATCGCCTTACTTGATGAATGGATGCAAATTGTAGAATATGAACCTAAGCGTGGAGACACAATGTACCTGGTTAGAGGGACAAGCGCACATGAGAATGGAGAATATATAAATCAGATTGGGCGTGACCTTGACGGAGTTGTTCCCTATCGAAAAGACACATCCAGCATCACTAAAGACGGGCGCTATTACTTTCACAAATTACGCAGGACTGTAAACGGCAAATTGTTTCACATTGCCCACCATGGCTTTACCAGGGGAAGCAGAGCACATACCCGTTCTAACAGCCTACGCTACACCTTAGCGTCCATGTATTTTGATGCCTTAGATTACGGCTTACCAATACCGGACTATGTTGTCAGGTCGCACAATCACGTTTATACCTATGATACTTATACAGGGGAACGCAAAACAATCTGGGGGTGTATTACACCTTGCTGGCAGTTGAAGACTCATTACGGAAATCAAGTTGCAGCCAATGAGGATATAAATACTATCGGCATGGTTTACTTCGATATTCTGAAATCGGGATACTCCATGCCTTACGCAGAATATATCAAGGTTGAGGATACACCTATAAAGGAGTTTTAACTTATGGATATAACACCGCAAGAAAATGAATTACTTTTAGAAGTTGCTGCTATGTTCGATTATCCAGCCTATGATTCCAAAAAGCATATTCTGCGAAAACAGATGACGGAGATATGGAATGTGTCTAACAATGGCGCAGGCTACCGCCTGGATAAACTTGTATCAGAGGGGAAGCTGGAAGTTGAGCGGATACGCCTACCTGATGGGAATTTGTGCAACGGGTATTATAAGCCTGAATAACACGGTAGCACGGATAGCATGCTATTAGTCGGCGATTTGTAGATTAACGTAGCGCGAAATACACAAACGAAATTACTGCAATACCTTATTTTCAGTTATAGAATTAACTGTAATTAAATTTAATTACAGTTAACTACATAACCAGCAACAGTGTATTTTATATGCAGACATTAACTTACCTGAATGAATAAAGCTATAAATTCGACACATCATACAGATATGTTGATGCTATCGACATGAATTATCTTGCCTTCCGTAATATTCTCGACACAGAACATAACGCTTTTAATGCAACCGCCTATTTTAATGGATATTAAAACGCCCTCATTACGGGGGCGTCTATTGTTAATATAAGTTAAGTGTGCGTTGGCTTGTTTAATCTGGAATTAATTTGTGCGTCAATCTTCTCCTATTCTCAGCTCATCAGGGAGCGTCAAGCCAATCTCAACGGCCTTGCGTTCCAGCACATTATAATCATCGCCGTAATTTTCGGTAACAGAGTGAATGTATTTGAAAAGCCCATATATCAATGCTTGCATCTCTTTGTTTTCATATCGCAAATTTGATAAAGACTCGTCTACGCATTTTGCCCAGCTATTGCCCTGCTCTTTATAAATCGCATCGGCAAGTTTTAGTCCATCGGCTTTAGGTAGGTAAGCACCGCCTTGATATACATAATATTCATCGTCATCGATAACGCATAAAATAAGGTAGTCATCGTTAGGTCCTTGGTATCTAAATATTTCATCCATCATTCCTCCATTCACCTAAGTTGATTAATTAATCAACAACTCATCATCATCATTGAACGTGACATACGGCTCGTGGTGCGGCTCAGGCGTCCATTCCTGGATGAGTGTCAGCTGCTCAATGTTCGCAATTACTTCAGCTTGCACCTATTCCGCCTTCTCACGGGCGCGGTAAGTGCCAATGCGACCGTGTGCTACCCAAACGGTGTAGGCGTTCATTGGATGCCCTTCCACCACTCGACTTCGCGATGTGGTACACAGATGTTGTCCGCATAATATAATTCATCTAAGTTCAACGTATTAACAAATTTTCCATTCTTGCCAATGCCCTTGTTGAAATATCGCTTGTGTGGCTTTTCCTTGCTTTTTTCCTTGACAATATACCAACCATTTTTGTTAGGGTAGGCGTTCATTGGGGGTCGCTATCCCTATCAATTTCTATTGATGCGAAAAACGCCTTCTCCCATGTTGCTCTAAGGCTGTCAAGGTCTATGCCATTCATAGTATCTACCAAATCCAAACAGGCTTGTAAAGCAACTGAGTACCTATCTTCCACGACAAGCGGACACCAATCGGGGCGCAAGAAACTGTTACCAGGCTCAAATTCCCTTCCCAATATCATACATTCACCAAGCGCATTATCAGCCATGTAATCATCAAAGTCACAATTGGTACACCCTTCGGGCAATTTATCCACAATAACTTTTATAACTTTCATTCATCCTCACTTTCTGACCACTTATTCTTGAAATCCATAACAGTATCTTCTATTTCATCTAGCCCATTTTCGATTTCTTCTATATAAGTTCCCCTAATTTGGTCGATAATATTAAATATTTCAAGCAAGTGAATTTCATCAATTGCATACAATTTATTCCGCTTTCCCATCATTCCTCACTTTCTTTTTCCAGGCACTCTTCACAGCGGGTCATCAACCATCCTCGCTTTTAATCATTTTCCTTATTCAATATTTCATCTATTTCTTCAAAGTATTCCCTGCCATCCCAGGAATTGTGTATATATACCAAATTAGCACCCTCAACTTCAACGCTAGGATTGCAGGGACATTTGGGTGAACAGATATGCTCTTTCGAGTCATCAACTGGCATAACATGAACGTCATCGGCGCTCATTGTTCTTTTTCTCCACCTATTGAATTGTTAGCAATACAACTATCACAGGTTGGCACAGAAACCATCACGCCATCCACATTTTTATAACTATGCCATCCAGAGTAATTAATGCCCTCTATCAATGCCCTGTTACAGCCAGGGCATCTATCGCAAGTATTAATTAGAACTTTGTCTATTGTCAGCTTTTTATCTTTCATTCATCCTTACTTTCGCTTTTTATCCCTAAGACTTCCATAAGGTATTGTTTTGGATTATCTGTATCCACTCTAGGATAGTTACCAACCATCACTGTAAATATGTTTTGATTTCGCTCCGCATCACATTTCACAAAACATGAAAATCCCCTGAGTGCGACAAGTTTCATTAAATGCTCTAACGGATACTTCAATACATCAACATAAACGGATACCAATGTGTCGTCAGGCAACTCCATTAAATCCATAGGGATATTTGCAGCCGTTGAATATTCTCCAGTTAACTTTTTCATTCATCCTCACTTTCTTTTTGTAGCTCATCAAGAATATCAAGAAGATACTTGCCAACGTCTTCCCAAGCCCGCTCAACCGTTCCGGTTAGTGGTATTTTTTGCCAGTCGTGATATTTGCTCATATCATTGCCGAGTAGCAGCAGCGTGGACTTTTCTATCTTGCTGATGGCACTAGATATTTTTGCGTTCATCACTCCTCCTTTCGGGGCAAAGCGTTCCATTTTTTACCATCTTTGTCGTCATGGGGTCCGGCTAAACGGCAAAACGAATTAAGGCATATCCAACAACCGCCATAGTCCTCTCGATATTCGGCTTGCTCATATCCGCAATTAGGACACGGCTTTATTTCAGGTTCACGCTTGACGACATCGTATCCCTGCAGGTCAAGCCAATGTCGGGCAAAGGCGGTGAGTTCGTCTTGTGTTAGAGTTATTAAATACGGCGAGTCGTCTTTTAGGAACGGTAAAGCTGGATACAATCTTATCAAGCTTTCTCTTTCCTTGAATACACATTTATCTATTTCCCAAATTACAGTTTCTTTTTCCATCTCATTCTCCTTGTCTAAGCGTATGGGGATATACCAATCTATTGTGCGGTATACCGTATATCCAAAAGCACCATAACTTTTCCAGTCCCCAGCAGAATAGGTTAATTCAAGCCACTTGTCCTGCTTTTTATCGTGCGCTATGTAAGCGCCTCTTTCGCTCGGCATATGCTCTAAACAAGCAAGGGGCTTCACTTCGGGTGGTGCGCCCGGAATGTCGATGAACCAATCAATAATTGAATCCCAAGACGCCTTGTTGTCAAAATACATAGCTGAAAGCCAATAGTTTCTTGTTTTCGAATGTGCCCAAATTGCCTCTTTTATTGGAGGCTTCTCATCTGAATACTTTTTCGGCTTAATTTGCTCTACTGTGTACTTTTTCATTCATTCCTCACTTTCTGGTGGTTCGGGTAAGCTTTTCCAGTGGGTGATATATTCATGTATATTTCCCGCAAATAATGGGGATCTAAATTGTTCACCATTCCACCATGCACAATGTGAATAACGTCTATTGTCATATACAACAACCACATTATATTAAACAATTATACCCATCGCTTTTGGCAATCCATCCTCAACTGATGTCCAGCTCATCTCTTGCAATGCCATATCAATCAACACGATTGCATGGGTAAGGTCTATGTCATCATCTTGTCGGTTCGCGATTAATGATTTTGCTTTTAGCAGTAATTGTTCTGGTATAATAAGGTTTTTCATTCATCCTCACTTTCTTTTTTAATTAGCAGGTCATACGGTAAACCAACCGAGAAAGCACCGCCTGACGGTAGTCCTTTGGCTTTTAGACTTTCTTGCCAGCACTCAGAGGCAAGCTGCATCAAGTTTCCATAACCTATCCGTTCCCCAAGTTCTCTAACTAATATCTTTTCGTTTCTGTTATCCTCACTTTCGTGTTGTCGAATTCCAATTGATTTATTTAGCTCCGCAAACAACTCATCATCGTATTGTTGTTTTGTAACAAGCGGACATTCACTGAGACGCTCACCTAAGTTTTCTATAATTGCAAAGATACCCTTGTCATATTTTATTACACTACATACAGAAAACCCACTACCCGTATGTTCAAACGCAACATAATCTCTAAGGTCACATTCCTTGCAACTCTCCGGCATTTCGCCACTTATGATAACCTTTTCTACTTTCATTCATCCTCGCTTTCTAATTCATAGCCGCTATACCGTATAATCCAAGAAGTACCATAAAGAAAAGCACGGTTAAGCCAAGTCCTAATATAACAATTTGGTCATGGTCGAGTTTCATTCACGACTCCTTTCGTGGTAAAACGTTCCCATCTTCATCACAACATAGACCGTAATATTCATTTTCTGGCTCGCACAGGCTACTTCTTTTGGCATTCTTTGCTATCAGGTTATGAAGGCGGATTGCTTCTTGGGGTGTTTTTGCCTCCGGACCACAATAGCCACAACCATCGCAAAGCACAGAATAATATGTATAGTCGCCCTCAAGGCTATCAATTGTATTTACATCAATATAAACTGCCCGCTTGCATCGACATTCAGGATTAGGACATGGCAACCATTCAGGTTCACGCTTGGCGACATCGTAGCCCTCTGCGTCTAAAAATTGCGTGCAAATTGTTCGAAAGTCGTCCTTTGTCACACGTCCTGTATTAAGATTTACCATGTCTTTATCTTTGCGCCAGTCTACTAAAATTTTCAATTCCATCTCATTATCTCTTTCTGACTGACAAGGATTACTTGACTGTTCATCATATACAATTTCTCGTAACTTAAACAACGAGTCTTGTGGCAATATTATGCTTGCCGTGTTATCGTCACCTATGTCTACAAAGACCTCGTAATGGCGAACAAGTCGCTCTGTCTTTTTTGGTGCCTCAAACATCACATTTCGGTTAATTAATTCAAGTAATAATTCTTCATCTGTGTAATCGCTAAACTTATCTTTTGGTTTGTATGTCACTTTATCCTCTCTTTCCAACTGTTCGGAATTTCCTAATGGTTCATCCAACTCATCAGTATCGCTTACAGGTTCATCAAGGCGGTAGGGGATGAAGTAGTCAAACAAATTGTCCCAATATGCGCTTACTAAATTTGTAAAGTAATTGCCACTCCAAAAATGAACATCCCATTTGTCGTGTACTTTGTTATGTACCCAATACTCCCCATCCTGCTCAGGCTTATTCTCCGGATAGGCAAGGAATCTCAACTCCTCTGGGGGATTCGGAATGTCGATAAACCAGGTTACATATTTATTCCATATCATCTTTCCATCGCTTTGACTTATGGGATTCCAGTTAAAAAGACTTTGGGTTCCATTATCAAGTAACACACGATAATTAACATAAGCTCTGTCCTCACTCGGCTTCTCATCTGGATACCGTTTGGGCTTAATTTGTTCTGCTGTGTATTTCATGCTCATTTCCTTTCGATATGTCGTAAACTTCTGGCAATCTTAGCGCAAGTTTACGGTACAGTTTCGGTGGGGCGGGAAAAATGAAGAACCTGCCCCACCTTTAGGAGCGCATCGAATGATGCCTACAGTAATGCTTCCTGTCCGCTTGCCTCCAATGCTGCAGTGTGAGCATATCCAAGTTCCGTCTTGGCCATCGGGTCAATAACGTAAGCGCCGCCGTCGTCCTTCTGCGGGTTCAGCCAATCCAATGCTGCCTTCACCATAGCGCCGTCAATGTCCTTTGTACTGCGTGCGCCGAACAGCCATTCGCTGGCTTCATAGCGTTTGGTATCATCCTGGAAGTACTCGGATAATAAAGCGCCTAACAGGTTACGCTGTTTATCGCTTGCATCGTATGAGCCGATCTTCTCGACCTTCTTGGCAAGTGCTGCCTTCAGCGTGGGTGCATCATAGGGACGTGTCTTGAAGTCGTAGCCGTTGGTCGGTAGAACGGGTCCAGCGTCCTTGATAGCATCATCCACCTGTTCTGGCTCTGGTTCAGGCTGTTCAACCTGTTCCGGTATGCTGTAATCACCGTCAATGACATTGCCATCCTCATCAACTTCTGCGCCTAATTCTTCAGGGGTGTAAACTGCGTTGCCGTTGGTAACATCCGGGCAATACCATCTCACGCCATTACTCATCGCCCTTGCAAATAGCATATTGCGAGGGAACTTGTCCAGGTTGGATACGCCTGCTCTGCGAGCGTCCTGAAGGTTAAAAATAGAATGTCCAACCTCTTGACCGGCTTCAAAGAAGGCAAGGTCGCAAATCTCATCGTTTAGTTTCACAATCCTATAATCATACCTGCCGGACGCCTTTACACTTGATGCCAGCATATTGGCATTATACGAAGGCTTTCCCTTGATGATATTGACGCCCTGCATACTCGCGAAGGGTCCAAATCCAATTTCAGCGCCAGCCATAATTTTTACCACTGCCTTGCTGATGCTTTGTGCGTCTGGGAAAAAGCCGGATGCTGCCATTGCTTTTGCCACCCGCTCAACTTCATCATAGGTGCTGATAATACTTGTGTTTCTTACTGCCAATTCGTTTGTCATCATTTACTCCTTTTCGTAAAATCTTTTATTGTCATTAGTGCCCATATCGTCAGGGATACAATCAGTACCAGCGTAAACAGGGCGTGCTCTGTCAGCCAGACTTCTAAGGTCCCGGCGTCAAGGCGCTTCAAGTGTTCGATATAATCCAATAGTTGCTGGATGGCGGTCATAAGTCACCTTCCCATATCGGTATGTTATCATTGGGCATCCGTACAATCTCGCCCTGTTCGTCAAGCCAGGCCCCACAGTCGCTACAGATCGTAATCGTGCCGTCCACTTCGATATTGTGGGTAACGTTCTGGTGGTCGCAAAACCGGGGGTCAATCTTCACCCTGTCAAGCCCGAAGGCTAAAACGATTCTTTTAGTCATGTTGCCTCCGATAGTCTTTTTCGCACTTTTCGCAAAGTTCAATGGGATAGCCCTTGTCATTAGTTGCTGTGTAGCCACATTCACCGAGCTTTACTTCCCACGTATGCCCACATTTGTCACACTGTCGCAAAGTTCCACGATCGAACTTTGCTTCACATATTGCACAAAATGTTTCATAGTGGTCTCTCCTGAATTCAAACCCGCAGTGTTCGCATATATTTTCTACTATGGTCATCACTTCACCTCCAGCATACTTTTCAGCACTTCACCTTCTGGGCTGTAAACGAATGGCGGGTAAACGTCACCTAACGCTCTGAATGGCTTGGGCTGGAAGCCGTCCTCACGGGGCAGCACCCTCACGCGTACAATGGTGAAGTCGCCCTGCTTGCGGTAGCCCAATAATTCAACTGGGTACTGATAGCCTTTGATCTTGGCGGTTACTGTTCTGGCTTGTGATGCCCCCACTACCCTGGTTTGAGTCAATACTTCTTCTGTCATTTTGTTCTCCTTGCCGGATACAATGCCTCCGGCGGGGCTGGGTGTATTAATCGTTTAGCATATCCTCACTTGGTAATCTGCGAATATCATCACTATCATCATATTCTCCTGTTCCGTCAATCTGGTCTTGTACCTTCTTCACATCTTCTAAAATTTGCTTGAGCCAGAGGATGTCGTCTTCGCAATCTTTTGCGATAGATTCAAAACCTAATGCTTGGGCAAATCTCAGTTGATTTTCTGCTTCTTCAATTTTTCTCTCGGTGATTTCTTGTGTGTTCATTTTCTCAGCTCCTGTTCGTTTATGTTCTTTACTATATATAGTATAAACTATTTGTTACCAAAAGTCAAGCGGAATGTGACGAATGTCATATGAAAACGGGTGACGAATGTCATATTTAGCTTGACAAATAGTAACCTGTGGGTTTATAATAATACTGAGATTAAAATTTACAGACTGGAGGTGACAAATGAGTATAGGTGAAAACATTAGACGATTACGAGAGCAAGCCGGCATGACCCAGGCGGACCTTGGCAAGGTACTTGGCGTGACCCATTCGGCGGTATCCCTGATTGAAAGCGGGAAGCGCGGCATCAGCCTGAAACAAGCGGATAAGATTGCTGCGGCCCTGAACACGAACCTGGATGAATTGGTGAAGGAATGAAGATGACAGCTGACAACCTGCAGCAATTGCGAAAGCACTTGACAGGAACGGGCGTTGTGTGATAGAATGGATTTAGGCTAAAGATGATAATGGACTATGAAACCCCGCTGTTCAAGGTCATCTTTAGCCAGATGTCCAACCTTGACGGCGGGGTTTTGTTATAAGGAGTAAGTATGGCGAGTAAATATTGGATAAAACTTTATCACGAAATTTTAGATGACCACAAAATGGGGATGCTGCCGGATCATTTATATCGGCGCGTTATTGAAATATTTTTACTTGCCGGAGAAAAAGATGAGGGCGGGTTATTGCCGTCTATTGAAGCTATGTCTTGGCGCCTAAGAACAAAACCAGAAGAGCTTGAAAAAGACTTTGTCGAATTAGCAGAAAAAAATATCGTAAATAAACGAAATGGTAACTGGATAGTAACAAAATTTGCAGAACGGCAAGCCCCTATGGACAAAGCTGAATATATGAGACGAAAAAGGGAACAGGAGAAAATAGACGAGTATTATGGCGATGTTACCTTTGGTAACGAAACAGTAACGGATAATAAACAAAATAGTAAGACAGATACAGATAAGAAGAGAATAGATAAAGAAGAGATTAAGTCCGCTCGCTCTGACTTCTCAGAATTTCAAAAAGTTTGGGAACAGGAAACAGGACAGCTCGTTAGCGGGTTCACGGAATTTGAACGCATGTGTAAGCGATTTAAGATCAAGGGTGTAACGCCAGACCTTTACCGCACGGCTATCCAGGAACAGAAACAATCGAATTATCCAGTCAAGCGACCTACCAGTGTAGAAGAGTGGGCACTTGGGCTTGTTACTGATAACAACGCTTCAACCAAAAAGGAATTTATTGGTCCTGATGGTGAAATATTGGAGATATAATATGAGTGTAAGATATACAACGCAGGCAGAGATAGAACTAGCGTTTTACAATGCAAGTTATTATCTTAGGGAATATCGAAGGTTGCGCTTGAACCAACTGAAATCAATGCCATATAAAGAATATTTGAAAACAAAAGAATGGCAACGCAAGCGAAAAGAGAAGCTAGAAGAGGCAAATTATAAATGCCAAAGATGTAATATATTTGGGGTAGAACTTGATGTTCACCATCTAACTTATGAGCGCAGGGGTGAAGAATTGTCAAATGATTTAATAGTACTTTGTAAAAAATGCCACACTAAAGAACATGGAAGGGATAATAAATGACAGACTATCAACATACTCCAGAGGCACGGGAAAGCGAAAAGGCTTTACTTGGTGCAATCCTTATTGACCCCACAATCCTTGACCGTGTATCACTTGAGGCGGATCGCTTCTATGACCAGGGCAATCGGACAATCTACCAGACTATGAGGGCAATCGGCAGCCGTGAGCTTGACCTTGTGGTATTAAGTGAGGCGCTTGACCGTAAGGGCAAAATGGCAGAGATCGGCGGCATGGCTTATCTATTGCAGCTGCCGCAAGCCACGCCGCACACATACAACTTTGAAACATACGAGAGAATTATCAGGGATACGGCAATTAGGCGAGGTGTTATTCAATCCGCTTCAGAGCTTGCCAAATCTGCCTACAACGAGAATGCTGATATTACAGATGCTATCAGTAAGGCGGTTACTGAATTAGTACAATCCGCAAAGCCAAAAGGCGGCGCAATAAGCATGAAAGAATTTTTGTCAGAGCTTTATGAAGAAATTTCAGATCGTGCTGAAAATCCAAAAGTGGTACACGGGCTTGAGACAGGCTTGAAAGACTTTGATAAGATTACACACGGCTTGCAGAGGGGTGAAGAATTTATACTTGCTGGACAACCAGGCACTGGTAAAAGTTTACTTGCCTTTCAATTAGGATGTGGAATGGCTGCAAATGGTCATGCTGGCGCTGTTTATGCACTTGAAATGTCCGGTAAGGCAATGGTTAGACGGCGTTTATCAGCCATCACCAAGATACCTACCTACAATATGCAATCAGGCGTGGACATGAACGCACGTTGGGACAAGCTGAATAAGGGGGTTGAAGAACTGGAGCCGCTACCAATTTATATTTCAGATGCTACCGATTGGACGACATTACAACTGAGGGCGGATTTATCACGGTTGAAACAACAAAACGGGTGCGAGTGGTTTATTCTGGATTACTTAGACCTGCTGGTAGACAACTTTGGTAAAGAACGGAACGAAAAAAGCGAATATTTATCAAGGCAAATACACGGCATCTGCAAGGATTTGGATGTGGCAGGGCTTGTAATTCAGAGCTTGAATAAAGGGGGCTACGGGGTAACGCCGAGAATGAGCCATCTGTCAGGATCGGCGAAAATTTCATACGATGCCGATTCAATTGCTATCTTATCACAGGATGAAAATACCGAGAACGTTGTTAATTTGATTTGGGAAAAGCAACGGGAGGCAGATGGGAACAGAGCGTTAAAGCTTATCAAGGTTGCCGGCTTTCCTGCCTTCGGTGAAATGGTAAAAGAGTCTAACGTGATAAGGGACTGGACAAAATGACCCTTTCCGAATCCCCCTGGACACGCAAATACTGGCAGCTGATTGCGAGGCATGAGATTTTAATACGACGGCGAGAGGAGGGCTACTTCTGGCATTGCGAATGGCTAAAACTTATCGAGGACATGGAGGCGCACGGGATGTGGGCCATGGCTAATGACTTGCGAAAGGAGATGCAGGATGAATAATTTATTAAATATATTGGCTTGGACGCTTTTGATTAATGGCATGGTATCTACCATAGGTAAACTTATCGCAAAACACGAGGGCGACGAAAATAAACTAAGACACTATGAAACGCAATTTATGTTATCGTTTATCGCATGGTTATTAGTGAAGGTATTGCAGGAGTTACTATGACCTACGGAAAGGAGATGGAGAATGGCAAAGTATAGAATGACAAAGCAGTTTGCGCACACAACGAATCCAGATGCTTATTATTACAGAATTGAGGAAAAGACTCGCAAAGGATGGCGTATGTTTGGAAGGGGATATACGACGGATAAGGGTGACAAGCTGGCGTTTCATAAATTGCTAAAACGTAATCAGCCACCAACACCGCCAAGAATAGTTATCGAATGGAGCGATAAATGACTACGAAAGGAGATGAAAGAATGACAAAATCCAAGTACCATCCAAATTATGAGCTACCGAAGATGGGAGCTAAGATAGAATATGCCCTAAAGTTCAACGATGTGAACATTGCGGTTTACGGAGAACTATCTGAGATATATCAAGACCGAGAAGGAGTTGGCTTATCTGATTTTACAGACTGGGATGATGTTCTGATTTGGGCTTATGTGGATGAAGATTATAATTACGGAAAGGAGATGGAAGGATGATTGACGTATTGAAGGCGATATTAGTTATGTTAGCAATATTGACATTGATTGTAATTAGCATTGCGTGGTGTGGATTTGGTATGCCGCGTGGAATGGCAATATATCTTATGATTGTCATAGTACCAATTGTAGTTATTGGGTTGTCACTAAAGGACGGCGACAAATGACCTACCGACTTACTGAATATCAGGCGGCGAAACAGCTATTGATGCGCAATCGTGATGATGGCAGGATACACGGCAACGTTGCAGTGAGCATTATCCAGGAAACCTGTACTGATGCCTACAATGACCTTGATGTTATTGAGAGGCGTTATATTAACAAGTGCAAAAATAAGTTGATGAAGATAAAAGGCATTGGTGATGGCGGTGCGCTTGAGTTGTTAGCCGCGATTGGTGATGCGTTGAACGGAATGGAGGAGTGATGGCTAAAAGCAATTTAGAAGAACTTCTGCTGCTGCTTATCAGGGCAGAGGGCTTACCAGAGCCAGAACGGGAGTATAGATTCCACGACACGAGGCGCTGGCGGCTAGACTTCGCCTATCCTGATAAGAAGATAGGAATTGAGGTTCAAGGCGGAACTTATATTAGAGGCGCACATTCCAGGGGAACAGGACTTGAGCGAGATTACGAAAAATATAATCAGGCGCAAGTATTGGGATGGGATGTATATCAGTTTAGCCGCAAGATGATTGAAAGCGGCGAAGCGATTGAAACGATTAGACGAGTATTGGAGGCATGATGTTCGCGTACGGATTACTTATAGGGATATTTGTTGGTAGCTTTATCGGCTTGCTTATCGGCGCTTTATGTAATGCCGCTGGTAAAGCGGATGATAAGGCGGGGTATGATTGATGACAGTTGAACTGATACGGGGCGACTGCCTTGAGGTGATGAAGGGGATGCCGGATAAGTCAGTAAACCTTGTCGTGACCGATCCGCCGTATAACATCGGCAAGGCATCATGGGACAAGATATCGGACTATATCGAGTGGTGCGGCAAATGGCTGAAAGAGTGTGAGCGTGTACTGATGGATAACGGAAGCTTTTATTTCTTTCACAATGACATGGAACAGGTTGCCGATCTGATGATTTGGATTAGAGAGAATACTAACTTTGTATTCAAGCAGTTTATCGTATGGAATAAGCGGTTTGAGGGTGTAGGCAATAAGGGCTTTTTGGATGGTTTTATCGTTACGGATGGTTTGCGGAATTATCAGCAAATGGCTGAATACTGTTTATTCTACACATTCCAGGATGAAACAGGGTTGGCGCAAGTTTATGACGATAGAGGCTGTTTCGCTGGGATAAAAGAATATATGAGAAAAGAGCGAGATAAAATAATTGACCGTGAAGGATTTACAACCATTCAACAATTTAATGAATGGGTAAATGAAATTACACGAACCGCGAGCGTGGCAAGCCGTCATTACTTTGCCGATAGTCAGTGGTCATTTCCAACAAAAGAAATGTATGAACGCCTGCAAACCTCAGGCCTATGGCGCCGTGAATATGAGGATTTGCGCCGTGAATATGAGGATTTGCGATATACGTTCAATAACCAAAAAACACACCACAGCGTTTGGAATTATGAAATCGCAGAGCGGAATGGGCATATTACGCCAAAGCCGGTTGATATGCTGGAAAATATAATTCTGCATTCCAGCAACGAGGGTGATATTGTTCTGGATTGTTTTATGGGTTCTGGTACAACCGGTGTGGCGTGTGTTCAAACCGGAAGGAACTTCATAGGAATTGAGATAGATGAAACCTATTTCAAGATAGCAGAACGCAGGATAAAAGAAGCACAGATGCAGCCGAGGTTATTGTAATGCCGATTTGGGATTAATTAAGCAACAAATAGAAATGGAGTAAACCTTAAAAAATCATATTATCGTTGTATAAGCCTTGTAATATGCGTGGATTTATGTTAGACTAAATTAAACCTTTATATTAAGGAGATTTTCTAATGGAATTTGCACCTGAGATTTTAGCAATCGTTATCGGCTTCATGGTTCTCAGTAACCGGCTTGTTGAAGCGCTCGTCACCCCCATTTTCGAAAAGTACAAATTAGAGAAGTTTTGGCTGATGTATGTAGCCTGGGCAGTATCCGGCATCTTGGTTTGGCTTTCGGGCCTGAATCTATTTGTTGAATTTATGCCAGACCCGCTTGTTGGAAAGATTTTGACTGCGATTGTGGCAGGTGGTGGTGCAAATTTGCTCCATGATCTGACAGACCGGCAAGGCAAAATTCTACAAGGCGAGACCGAATCATTCACAGAAGAAGAGTAATAATCATCGGAGCACATCATGGAAGACGGGAAAATTCTCGCTATCGTAGAAGAACGCACACGTTTACTACCCGAAATGGACCGGCGATTGCGTGAGGTAACTGAAAGCCAAAAGGTTCTGAGTACCCGTGTTGACCGCACAGAAGATGATATAAAAACAGATCGCCAGAAAATTGATGCTATTGATGACAAGGTTGATAATTTGAAAATATGGGA